GAGCGCGACGAAGAAGTCGAAGCTCTTAGAGAAAGTCTCATTGAAAGAATCGATAGCTACCTCTCTTATGTAGTTGAAAGTTGGATTGAAGAAAATACTGAGCAAGTTGAAAATACATTACGTACTGAAATTGCTGAGAACTTTATCTCTTCGCTCAAGGATGTATTTGTTGAAAATTACATCGAAGTTCCAACTGAAAAACGTGATATTGTTGAAGAACTCAACACAGTTGCGGAAGAAACACAAGAGAAGTTGTCTGAATCTGAAAAACAAGTTGAGGCACTTAAGGAACAAATCGAAGCTTACGAAAGAAATGAAGTACTTGCTGAAGCATCCTCCGATCTTTCTGAAAATGAAAGTACGAAGCTCACAGCAATTGTTGAAGATATCGAATTTACCGATAAAGAAACATTCGCTTCTAAAGTAGGTGTTATTAAATCTTCGCTCTTTAACATTAAAGAAGAGTCTACTCTGCAAGACTCTGTAGAAGATTATCAAAACGCAGAGACTGAAGTAATTATTGAAGGTGAAGCCGATCCTATGGAAAAACTTCCGTCTTACATGAAAGCTTATGTAAGTGCTTTATCTTCGTCCAAGTAATTCCACACTTAAACTAACAACATAGAAAGAAATTAAAAAATGTTAAATGCAACAAAAGAACTAAAGAAGTGGGCACCAGTTCTTGAACATACTGATGCTCCTGCTATCACTGATAGCTACAAGAAAGCTGTTACTGCTAAGCTTCTTGAGAACACTGAAAAGGCTCTTCAAGAAGAACGTGCACAAGCCAGCTTCCTTTCCGAAGATATTAATTCAGCTTCGAAGTCGCAAGTAGCTACTTACGATCCTGTTATTATCTCACTTGTACGTCGTGCAATGCCTAATCTCATCGCTTATGATGTAGCCGGTGTTCAGCCAATGTCTGGCCCAACTGGTCTCATCTTCGCGATGAAGAGCCGTTATGCCGATGGTGGATCGCCAGTTGGTGGTAATAAGATTGGTCTTGAAGATACTGAAGCATTCTTCAACGAAGCAGACACAGGTTTTTCGGGTGATGGTACACATGCTGGTGCAGAAATCGATATCAGTAATAGCCCCCAAGATGGTTATACAACTGGAACAGGGCGTGATGTGGCAGCTGGTGAAGGCGACTTTATGAACAACATGGGCTTCACTATCGAGAAGTCAATCGTTACCGCTCAAACTCGGGGCCTTAAGGCTGAATATACAATGGAGCTTGCTCAAGACTTGAAGGCTATTCATGGTCTTGACGCTGAATCCGAATTGGCTAATATCCTCTCGACTGAAATCCTTGCTGAAATCAATCGGGAAATTATCCGCGGTATTAATACCAAAGCTGAACTTGGCGCAAGAACTGATGATACGCATGGCGCTCAAGCTAATCGTGGTACAGACTCTACTGGTACCTTCGATTTGTCCCTTGATGCTGATGGTCGTTGGTCCGGCGAAAAGTATAAGTCTCTTCTTACTCAAATCGAGCTTGAGGCAAATACAGTCGCTCTTCGTACACGTCGTGGTAAGGGTAACTTCCTTATCTGTTCTTCGAATGTAGCTTCTGCTCTTGCAGCTACTGGTTCTCTTGACTATAAGCATGATGCTCTTAGCGTAGATGACACTGGTAGTACATTCGCTGGTACAATCGGTGGAATGAAGGTTTACATCGATCCATATGCACTAGCCGATTATGCAACTGTTGGATATCGTGGATCTAACCCATACGATGCTGGTATGTTCTACTGCCCATACGTTCCTCTTACTATGGTTCGTGCAGTTGATGAAAGCACATTCCAACCTAAGATTGGATTCAAGACTCGTTATGGTCTTGTAGCAAATCCATTCGCGAATGGTGATGGTTCGCAGATTGTTAAGGACAGCCTTGGTGCTAATCGTGCGAATAGATTCTTCAGAATCTTCCGCGTGAAGAACATCAATGTTGAAGATGCACCGACATCTCCATAAACATTAATTCATTAAATTAATTTTAAGAGGTCCTCGAAAGAGGGCCTCTTTTTTTGTCTAAATACTATTATGCAATCGACTAGTAACATTACATCTAATTATAATTTTCTATCTCCTACTGGTTTTAAATTAGTAATTAATAGAGAAAAATTTGCAAATACTGAATACTTTTGTACATCAGCATCATTACCATCATTATCACTAGGACAAACCGATGTACCATATAGACAATTCAAGGGTTATCTACCAGGCGATGTAACGTATGATGAGTTATCAATTCGCATTGCGGTCGACGAAGATTTAGTTGTATATAAAGAAATACATGATTGGATACTGCGTAATCGTGATACTAATAATGTAGAAGTAAATGATGCCACTCTTTTGATTATGACTAGTCATGTGAACGTAAATAAACAAATTCAGTTTACTAATCTTTTTCCAACATCAATTGCCGCTTTAGAGTTCAGTTCTCAGAATACTGATATTGAGTATTTTCAGATAGACGTTAGTTTCAGATACGACTACTTTAAGTTTCTATAAATAATTTTATGGTTACTTTAGAGAATGTATTAGAAATGTGGAAAACCGACTCTGTTATCGACGAAAATGATTTAGATAACGTTACGATTCAGACATCAAAGCTTCATGCTAAATATCTTGAATTATTTGCTGTTGCTAAATTACAGTTGAAATCGAACGAGAATAAACTCGATGTTATCAAAAAGGATAAGTGGTTATATTTCACGGGGAAGATGACTCAACAACAAATGGACGATAAGGGGTGGGCATACGATCCATTCCAAGGTATGTCTAAACCACTTAAGTCTGAAATGGATATGTACTATAACTCTGATAAGGATATTGTGAAGGCCCGAGACCTTATCCAATACTCAAAAACCTTGATCGAAACATTAGAAGAAATTATCAATTCGATTCGTTGGAGACATCAACATATTAAGAATATCATAGAGTTTCGTAAGTTTACCTCTGGTATATGATTTCAATTAATAAAAAGAACGAAGCATTGCTTTACATCACTTCGGATGATTCTGGTATCTTGATGGAGCTGGGGGAGTACTTTACTTTCTTTGCAGATGGTTATAAATGGATGCCGGCATACAAGAACAAACTGTGGGATGGTAAAATCAGATTGTATAATCGTATGAATAGTACCATTCCTTATGGTCTATTAAATGAAGTTCTTCAATTTGCAAAAGATCGGGGTTATCAAGTAAATCTTTCGAATGAGATTGAAAACAGATTCTCTTATGATGAATCATACATTGATTCCTTGCCATTGTGCTCTGGAGGAAAAGAGATTGAAGCAAGAGATTATCAGAAGAAAGCATTTGAATTTGCGACAGAGAATGGAAAAGCAATTCTAGTATCTCCAACTGGTTCTGGTAAGTCTCTTATTATCTACATGCTGATTCGTTATTATCTTCAAGAGGAACTTAATAAGAAAGTCATCATTGTTGTTCCAACTACTTCCCTGGTTGAACAGATGTATAAAGACTTTGCGGATTATTCAACTAATGATTCTGACTTCGATGTAGAAGAAGATGTACACAGAATCTATTCTGGTAAGGAAAAGACATTTGATCAATCTGTTGTTATCACTACATGGCAGAGTGCTATTAAATTACCTCAACAATGGTTTGAACAGTTTGGATGTATCATTGGAGACGAAGCACATACATTCAAAGCAAAATCTCTCACAACGATTATGAATCGATTGATTCATGCTGAGATGAGAATCGGAACAACTGGTACTCTTGATGGAGGACAAGTGAATGAATTGACATTGATTGGTAACTTTGGGCCTGTGTATAAAGTAACCACGACACAAACTCTAATTGATTCTGATACTCTTGCTGATTTGAAGATTCAGTCTCTTGTTCTTAAATATAGTGATGAAGTTCGAAAAGCATTTGGTAAACAGAAATATCAAGATGAGATTGATTTCATTGTATCACATGAGAAACGGAATCGATTCATTACTAATCTGGCTCTAGATCAAACAGGTAATACCTTGGTTCTCTATAATCTCGTGAAGAAACATGGTGAACCCCTATTCAAAGAGATAAGAGATAGAGCAGGAAAGAGAAAAGTATTCTTTGTATCTGGCTCAGTAAATGCTGAAGAAAGAGAAAAGATTCGTACAGTCACAGAGAATGAAAAGAATGCAATCATTGTCGCTTCTGTAGGTACATTTAGTACTGGGATAAATATAAGAAATCTTCACAATATTATTTTCGCATCTCCAACAAAGTCACAGATTCGAGTTCTTCAATCCATCGGTAGAGGTTTGAGAAAGAGTGAGAATGGACAGGGAACAGTGGTCTATGATTTAGCAGATGATCTATCTTGGAAAAAGAGAAAGAACTACACACTGAATCACGCTGTTGAAAGAGTAAAGATATATAATAAAGAGAGGTTTAATTATCAAATACACGAAGTACCATTATGAGTCTAATCGATAGCATACTACAAGCAGAAATATACACCTATAGATTGAACGATGGATCATATATCGTTGCTGAAGAAATAAACACCGAACAAGAAGAAGATACTGATAATGATGATTTTCATCATGTATCGATAACCTGTCCAGCTGCTCTTTTCATGTTAGAGAGTGGAATTGTTTTAACAGATTGGAATTTCACTGATGTCTTTGATATCACTGAATTAAATCCAGACAATATAGTTTCAAGATCTGAAGCACCTATTGAGTTAAAGATTCATTACTTTAAATATGTCGCTAAAGCTAAATTAAGACA